CAAATCAACAAAGGGTACGCCTTCCTCAGCAGCCACCTGCATCTGCCACTGGGTATGTGGTTTACGGACAATCTTGCCTTTCTCGTCGTAAGCATTACGTGGGGTCAGCGACATCAAGATGGGGTTACCGCCCATCGCGCGTACATCATTTATATATTTACGCATGTAGCCACCGTATATAATCGCAAAAACGATTTGTGCAATTTTTCAAAACCAAATGTGCAAAAATCGTAGTTTTTTGTGTCTTTCTCTGGTCTGATTTTGGCCGCTTTTTAAACGGCGTTTAACTGTTGTTTTAACGCTGATTTATGGCTTTTATTGTGTCAGGCAAAAACTTTCAAAACGCCTGAAAATAAAGGCATTTTTATTTGGTAGTTTCATTTATTTTTTGTACCTTTGCAAAGTAAATAAAATATTTAATTTGCCGTTTTGCAACCTCTCTGAAAAGGTCGCTAATTCTTTCGGCTCTTTGTCCTTTTGATTGCCTTTTCTCAGGCTACTTTTCCGTATGTTTTTGTGTGTCATTCTTTCAAGTCCGCGAAGAAATGGAAAGAACTTGAAAGCATTTCAAGCGTTTTAAGCGCATTTCTTTTGTTGGCTGGCCAACTTATCAGCTTTACACTTTCTAACGCTCTGTTGGCTTTCATTTAGGCCAAAACACAGCTTTATATGTTTGTTATCATTATGTCTTTGTAGTTGGCAAATTCATTCACTCTGCTGTTTTGCTCTGTAATTTTCGCGCCAGCCAACAGCTTTGCGTCAGGAAAGTGTTTGTTTATCCAGCTGCAAAGCTCTATTATCTGAGACTTTCCAGACGTGAAAAAGACGTATTTCGTGCCTTTGAGCAATGAAAGCACGTCTAAATAGTCTTTAAGCTGCCAATAAGTCTCGCTGTTGTATGCTTTTACGTCTGTCTGCAAATATGGCGGGTCAATAAGAAACAGCGTATTTTCTTTGTTCTTGTGGTCTGCGAAAAGTTCCCTGTAGTCTTTGCTGGCAATTTCCAAACCGTCCAGATAATTGTCAGCATTGTAGTTTGTCGCAACCATTCTGTTGTAAAACGTATGTTTTGCCATTTCTTCGTGCGAGCTTACCCAATTGCCAGAAAAGAGCAAAGAGCCTGAAAGTGTCAGGTAGTCAACAAAAAGCCCCTTTTTCTCGCGCTCAGCGAAGATTTGCAGCAGCTCGTTACGTGTTTCGTTAGGTATCTTTTTATCTGTTGGCACGTTTGCGACCATTGGTCTGATTATTTCCAGCAGCTCGTTAGTCTCTGCTACATGTTCCAGACGATTACGGAAATTGTCAAAGTCATTATAAATAACCCGTGCTTCTGGCAGCATGTCTTTAGCAACTCGTGAAAGCAAGCCGCTGCCTCCGAATAAATCAACCACTGTAAAAATCTGCCCCCCCCCGATTTTTCAGCACCTCTTTAAACCGCCTTACATAGTAGCGTTTTGTGCCTCTAAAAGGCAGTGGAGAGCTTGAAAAGGTCTTTTTCTTCGTCATTTCGTTACTTTTTTGCTTTTTTGTTTGGTTTTGTCGTTTTAAATGCCTATCTTTGCAACGTTTATAAGCTACGGCGATGTGCAGTTCCCTGTACGAGGGATGTTTGCAAGGTTCGAGTCCAACCCTGAGAATGAAGCGAACAGCTGCGATAGGGTCTCTTAAGGAGATATGTAAGTCGTCCCTTTGCACCCTTGTTTTTGTTCCGTGGTAGTGAACAACTCCCGATTAGACAGAAACATTGAAAAGACATTTGAAAAAATTCTTAAGCAGGCACACATTGAGTTACGACCGCAGGGACTTGCAAGTGAGGAATTAACCCCACTTGCTTTTTTATGTCCTTACTGTCCTAATGTTATTGTACGGTAATATGTATAATACCACACCTTTTGACTTGATACCGTTTTGTGGTTCTTAACGCGTTTCAAGCAATAGCGCATATATACCATTTCACCGCCCGACTCCTTTGTAGTCAGCTGGCCTTTTCTGTTAAGGCGTGCTACCTGTACTGCAATAGGCACATAGGCATGGTGCTGGTAATGCGCCCCATTTGTATTGCCAATACGATTGCGCACGCCCTGCATACGGTAAACGGCATTACCGTTTTTGTCATTGGCCATTTGTCTAACGAAAGAAGCACAGCAGCCGTTAATTTCCTTATTAAGCATGTCTGCGTCTCGATCGTTGTTAGACACTCCGATGCAGCGGGGCACATACCAGCTGTTAGGTGTACCCTTTGACAGCACTATGCCTTTATAGTGTACATATTGTGTCTTTTCAGAGCGTCGCTCGCGCTTTCCTACATTGCGCTGGTAAGAATTACTGCCGCCTGTACGTCTAAACGCACCGCGTCGTTTCTTACGCAGCAGCACTATACTAACGTCAGAGGGTAGCTCTCCATGTCTCAGGTAAACCGTGCCTTTGACAACCTTAGCCTCAATATGCAGGTTTTCGTACAGCTGCTGCCATGCCTCCCAGAGATTGTTACCGCTAAGCCAGCGGCGGTAATACTTTAGGCCGCTGGCCGTCGTTATTTCCTGCCGTACATCGTTGCCCATAGTGGTAACGGCCAGTGAATAGTTTGCTGCGTCAGCCACAACCTTAATACTCGATGTGCAGTTGACTACGCAGGGGGTCTTAATAGCGTTGAGCATTTCCAGCGTCAGGCCGCTTTTGGTAATTATTGGCATTTTCTCTGCCAGCAGGTCAGAAAGATACCCCATTACAACGGTAGGCATTTGCTTAATTTGCTCTGCAAGCGTCTGATTTGTTACAAGCGTGCTAAACTTAGCTATCTCGTAACTCTCTGACGCGCCGTTGTTAGACGTTGACAGGTAGGCAGTGCGGTACTCGCGTGCCTCTGTGTAGGTCTCACCGTCTGCGTGTATATCTTCTTTTACGGTACGCACAACGATATAACGTATGCTGTTGCTCATGGCAGGCGTGCGGTCTATCGACAGCAGCTCACCGTCAATATACACAATACCTGCATTTGTTCCGTCTGGTGCTTTCAGAATGTAGCGGTTGCCGCCAATGAAGCCCAGCTGTTGCAGCAGCATGATTTGACCCTGTATAAATTCCAGCGTTTGTGTACTAAGCGGGTAGCGTCCACTGTCAACGCCCTGCACTTGTGTAGTTGTATAACCAGCTTTTTGCATTGTCTTTCATTTTTTATAGTTCATTACTTAGCTAACAGGTCTATATACTGCGTGCTTTGACACCAGCTTGTACCTGTTTACCATTTCCTTAACGGCCAAAAGGCTTGCAGGCGACCCGTATATGTCAATAGGCACATTTACGATAAAAACGCTTTGCGCTGCATTCAGTGCTATTTCGTCGTACACCAAAGGCACGTCGTCACCGCCCACAATCTCATACCATACGCGTGGCTGCCTACGGTTGCCAACAGGTTCTATGTGCTGCACCAGCTCTCCCTCCTCAGCAGTAAGCGGTATGCTTTCGCCTGTTTCGCTGACGGCATAGAGCCACTCGCCCTGACGCTCAACGCTTGCAATACTAAAGCGCGTTACAGCTGACGGGAAATTGTCATTAAGTACAGCCGTCAGGTAGCACACCTGCCCGTTATGCGTCAGTCTGTATATTTGAGCCTTACGCTTTGCAATAAACGCACTGTGCAGCTGTTCCAGAGGTACGAGCGCAGCACGCAGCAAGCCAAAGATACACGGCTGACGAAAGAACGTCGGCAGCAAGTGCATAACAAGCCGCTTATAGTCAACGTTATACATAGTCGGTAGCTTTATATTCCTGATACTCTATTACAATATCCGCGTCAGATACGCTATAATAGCCGCTGTACGGTTTGTCGTAGCCCTCAACGTTGTGCCATTCCTGTGCATCGTGTGCCTTAGCCTGCACACTTGATATATGCACCACTTCGACAGCTGGCAGTGCATTGATAGCAGCCAACAGGTCAGAGTTGCGGAATACACCATTAAACGGCAGGCTGGCAACGACGTTACGTATAGTGTCATTAACAATGTGCTTACCCTCATTGTCAACGCCCTGCGCGTTCATAAGCATGGGGTTGTAGAACACTTTCAGCTGTAGCCTCATAAGGTCTGCTTCTTCGTTTCGCACTACTATGGCAACGCCTGCGTCCTTTACGGTATTGATATATGCCTTAAACGCAGCAAACTGACTTTCAGACAGCTTACATGGGTTGCCGCTGTCGTCTGCGCCCGCCACTTTCATATACACTACCGTATTGTCCTCAGAGGCGTTGGCAAACTTAACGACGCGGGCATTTTCTATGTCTGTCTCGCTCATGCTTGACGTGTCGTAATAGTCTGTGTCAGTAATCAACCTGATTTGCTGGCCATTGCCATACGTACCAAACATGAAAGCCTTAGCCTTAGTGACATACCAGCGCAGAGTGTGAGGCTCTAAACGCTCTATGCGTTCGTCAACCTCAGCACTGTGCGCGTCAAAGAGATTTTCAAGCACCCATACAGCAAAGGCAAAGGCATAGAAAAGTATGCTTTCAATGCTTACGGGGCTAAACTGCTGGTCGAATGTTTTTGAAACGTCCAGACCGTAGGCCGAAATAACAGCACGCTCCTTGCAGAACGTGGCTGCCATTTCGTTTTTAATTTCCTTTACTGTTCGTGCCATAGCTGTACCTTTTAGATGTTACGTGCCAGCAGTTCGTCAATAGCCTGCTTAACCAGTCTGCGAGTTTCCAAGAACGCGGCGTGTTCGTCTGCATGTTCGTTGGTGTCGTCACCGTTGGCCAATATAGCTATCTGCGCGTCAATGTCGTACTCAGTACCAATAAGGCCTGCGACAAACTTAGCGCGGCGGTTGCCGTCTGTCACACCCTCAGCCTCAATGAGTGTGCCACCGTCAGGCATGTTGCCCGTGTAGGAAAAGCCGCTGACGCTTTCCCCTGTTTCCTCGTTGGGAATTTCGCAGGGCTGCTCGTTCAGGTACAATACAGTGTGCTTAGCGTCATACTGTACATAGTTCTTTCTCTGTGTGTAACTTGCTGTTTTCATTTTACTGTTATTTAAAAGGTGATTAAATACTATTTACTTTCTACAGGTACAAACTTATAGAAACTGCGCCTGCCATTGTCAATGCTTTGCTCGATAATCTTGCAGCGCACTGCCTCTGTCAGTTCTTTGCCTGTCAGCTGCGACATAAGGGTATTGCTACCCGAAAACGTCACATGCTGCACCCAACCCATGACACGCGTCATGCCGTCCGTTGAGCTGGTCATCGTTACGCCGTCGTCAGCTTTGCGCCAGACAACGTCCAGCTTTGGGTCATTCTGCAACCATTCTACGCCGTCGCTGTCTTTCCATAACAGGCTGCTGCCGTCGTCATTGGTAAGCTGTTCGTAGATTTCATATTGCAGCGTCAGGCATTTACCGTCGTTTTGCTTTGACGGTTTGATCGTGAAAGCCTGCAAATGTATTTCACGGCCTAAAATAACCTTAATGTTATATTTGCCGCCTGTTAATGCAGTGCTTTCTCCACGCTGTTCTATTTCTGACCATTCTAACATGTCTAACTTCTTTAATAGGTTCGTGCTGTCACAGTGATACATAAAGCCTAACCGCGATGCCAGCTTAAGGCGTATTTCTTTCGATGTAAGCCCCTGTTTGCGCAGCTTAGCAACAGCCCTGCATAAAGCCTGTTTGTTACGCTTACGCGCCTTGCAGTGTGTGCGATAGGTAACATAACCCACATAGTCCACACCCCTTGCACTTACAGGGAATACCTGCCAATTGTCTTTTATATGCAGGTGTCTTTCAGCAGCGTAATAGAGTGCCACCCAATCATACAGCAGCGACAGGAATATTTTGTCGTGGCTGAAAAATGGCGAGTCGTCAGCGTAACGCTTGTAATGCTTAAACCTGCGCACTGCCTCTTTGAACTTTACAGCCAGCTGTTCGTCTGTCTCTCCTGTGTTACCATAGGCAGCACGGTAGCGTTCGACGTATTGCGGCACGTAAGCGTTCAAGGCCTTTGCATTCTGTTTCAAACCGAAAAGGTTCTTAACGTCATGGTCAAAGTCTGACGCGTACAGGTTGGCGTAGAACTGCGATATATAGTTACCGATAGGCACGCCCGCTGCGCTGTCTATGATGTCGTCAAGCAGCCACAGCACGTCAGGGTCTTTTATCTTCTGCCTTACCACCCTCTTAAGAATGGCATGGTCGATAGACGGGTAAAATTTCCGTATGTCTGTTTTCAGGCAGTAGGCCGTACCTTGTGGGTCGTCTTTCATTGCCCTGCGCATGTCACGCAGCAAGGCATGTAGTCCGCGCCCTTTGATACAGCTATAGGTGTCAGCCGTAAAGGTATTGACCCAGATAGGCTCGAGCACCTGTAATATTGCCCACTGTACCACCCTGTCACGAAACGGCAGCTTAAAGATTTCACGCAGCTTTGGTTCTCGCTTGTAAAAGACGCTGTATTTGCTGGTAGTATATGAGTGCGAAAGCAGCTCATATTGCAGCCGTCTGATATTACCCAGCAGGTCTGCTTCAAACTCCAGCACCTCTTTACGCTTACGCTTATGCTTTGAGGCGTTCGTTTCAGCGGACAGTAGATTAGGCAGTGAGCATATTTGCTCAAATAAATAACCTTTTCTTTTCATTCTGCATTGCATAGTTGGGGGCTTTCAAGGCTCATGGTCTTACTAACGCCCGTTTTGCTGTAGTTATCTTTTGCCAAGTGGCAAGGCTCTGTCTCATAAACGCATTTGTTTCGCAATGTTGAGGGGCGACGAGTAGTTCGTATTCGCATTCGTAGCCGTGTTGTTCGCATTCGAGTTGAACGCGCCCGCATTCGTACTATTGTTCGCGTTACCGCCAGCAGCACGCACACGCAGCCCACCGCAGAGACAGCGGCCTTTTGTGGTTATTTTCTGCCCGAAAATTTCCCGCCTGACGGCGGGGTCGTAACCGTTGCCCCGCCGTGCCAGCGTTCCACTGTTTCAGCACAATGTTTCAAAGAACTCATTATTATATTCACACACGCCCGCTTATGAAATAACGGGGTCAGCCTCAAAGTAGCAGAGGGGCGACGAGCAGCTCGTAGCCGCATACGTAGCCGCGTCGTACGCACTCGAGTCGAACGCGCCCGCATCCGTACTATGGAGCGCGTAACCGCCAGCAGCACGCACACGCAGCCCACTTTGTGAGGCTCCGTTCGTATAGAAATAGTCAGGGTAGTACGTAGAGGCTGAGCCGCCCACCTCAGTAGGCATGCAACACAGGCGGTTGTAGCTGAGACGCTTAATGTACCCCTCTGACTGCGGACACTCGCACGCCTTTAGCATACCCTCTACGCTTGACGGGTTGAATTGTGCATACATTGAGGGCGAAACGTACACTTCTGTCTTTTCGCCTGCCGTCTGGTTGATAGTCAGACCGCGCACCCAACGCCACAGGCTGCCGTAGCCAGCTGTTACCAGACCAAAGAACACGGGCACATGGAACGTGTGGTAATTACCGCCCTCTGCGTCTGGCATATCGTAGTCAACCAAGCAAACGCCGTCGCCAGCTTCAAGGCCTACGCTGGTAGGAATGCAGGGGTAAGCACCGTTATAGTTACCCCAATCGGGCATATCTGTTACGCCCGTGCCAAAGCCGCCCTGATACAGGCCGTCACTGTCCTTTGTGGCAGAGAAAGCAGCCTGACTGTTTTGTGTGCCCATGATTACCTCAAAGAGGAAAGTAACCACAAAGCGGGCAACAAACCAGTTGGCCTCCCAGCCCTCACCGCGAGCGCGTGCCAAATTACCGAACTCTGTAGTGCTCTTTTGCGTCGCGGGCATTCCAAGCATAGTGAGCTGTGGACTGTCAGCGGCAGGTGCTTTGCTGTAGCTTGCAGCATTCAGAGCACTGCCAGCACCTCCGCGATAGCGTGCATCGAGACTGATAACTGAGCACAGCTTGTTGTTGGTACGGTCAATAACGCCAGCGTCAAACCACGAAATACCGCCAGCGGGAATAAATACGCTGTAGCCGTTGCCGATAGGTGCATTGAATGTAACAGCCTTAACGGTCTTACCGCCCTCCTTAAAGATGTTGGCGTAGAAGCCATTCCAGCACCACATACACTGACCCTGCGAGCCGTCAAGGGCGGCAGGCGTGCCGTCAGCATAACGGGTGCTGTCTGTCGGGTCGAGCTTACGCTTTGTGCGGTCGTCAAGTACCAGATAGCGGCCTAAGCCCAACTTCTCAGGTAGCGCACGCAGGGCGGCCAGACTGCCATAGTAGCCTGCTGCCGTAGGAGTGGCGTTCGCGTCAATCCAGAAACGGCCAGCTACGGGGTTCTCTGCCTGTTCCACTGCATCTGACAGCGACATTTTGCGGGTCTCTCCCGTTTCGTCCATTACTTCAATGCTCATGTCCCTTAACGCACCCTGTGCATTTTCAAGGTCGTTAATTCTCTTACCGTTTGTGAAAGCTGCCAGCACGTCCAGCAGGCCAGCTTCTTGCTCTTGTGTAAATGCCATTTGAATGTTGTTTTAATTATGTTAAACGAATGTTACCGTTACCGTCCAGACGCAGGCAGCCGCCCGTCAGTCTCAGGCATGGTGCTACCACGTCAATATTGATAGTTTTAAAGTATTGCGGTGCTGCCGCTGGTATTACATGCACGCGGCTGCTACCTTTCTGCTTAATGCGGATATTGCCGCCTGTGTCAACCTCGCAGGCTACGTCGTCAGATATAAAGCGCACGTCCTGACCAATAGTGGCAGGTGTCACCGTTGCCCTGATAAAGGCAATGTCGTTGCCTAACGTTATCTGCTTAGGGTATGACAGCACCATGCCTGTAGCCAGCCCGCTATTGGGTGCTGCTGCATGTATGGCCATAACCTCCAGCACAGTGTCAACAGTGTGCCTGATATAGTCGTTTTGTTGCTCTGCCGTTTCCTTAGCCTGTAGTGTACTGTCTATGGCCTGCTGCGTCTGCTGCACAGCTGTTACAACCTCATCCTTTGCCGCGTGCGCTTCATCTATCGCAGCAGCTACCATTTGAGCTATTGCGTCTTTGGCTGCTAAGGCTTCGCCAGCTGCACGCTCTGCCGCCTCTTTTGCTGCCATTGTCTCACATGACAGGTAGTCGGCTATTGCGTCACTTTCCAGCACGCCGTCAGTGTCGCTTTTGCCGTTCCATAGCAATATATTCATATTCTCAGGGTAGTACACATTCTGTACGCCACCGTCAAATGCTATGTTATCCAGCTTTAGGTGTAGCTCATGGTGTAGCTCACCCTCTCCAAGCCCATGATTTTGCAGCAGTACCAGCACAGCGTCACCGTCTGCCATGCAGTTTGTCATTACGCCGTTGTCACGCTTTGCAGTATATACATTAGCAGGGTCGCGCGTCCAATAGCGCAGTTCAAAGTCAACGTTAGGCAGTGCCACTACGTCGCCTGCTGCATTGCGGAAACGCTCACGTAACGCAAAGTCGCTTTTGTAGTTTTGTCGCCTCTGTTCCATTGTCTATGTCAGTCTTATATTACCGTTACCGTCCAGACGCAGGCCGTTACCAGCCAGACGCATACGCGGTGGCACAACGGCTATTGTCAGCGTCTTGTATATACTTGTTTTCACACTGCACACTACATGCACAGTGCTTACGCCAGCAGCTACGGGCATTATCCTGCCGTCAGGCGTAATTGTCAGTGCCTTATTGTCACCGATAAAGAGCACAGCACCAAAGCCAAAGGCAGGCAGCGCGTGTGCCTCTATCTGTGGCAGCTGCATGTTACCAAGCGTTACCTCCGTGGGGGCGTTGACAATCTCGATACGTGTTGGCGGGGCAATGTTCTGAGACGACAGGCTGCTGACAAGCTCACTAACCAGCAGACGCGTAGCCTCACTGCGCTGTATCTCTGCCTGTGCTGCCTGCGTCTTAGCGTCAACGCCTGCCAGACGTTCGTCAATGTCTGCAATAATCTCGCTAACGTTCGTATCAAGGAAAAGAGCCAGAGCGTCACGCACACTGCCTGCCGCATTTATCAGGCTCACAAACAGGCTGCCCACCATTTCTGCCGTCACGCTCTTTGCAGTAACAGCGTCGCGTATGGCAGCGGCTTGCTCGATCAATCTTTGGGGGTAAACCTCCCCAATGGTGTTTGGTGTTAAATTCATTATGCAAATACGTCGTTAAATTGGTCACTAAATATGCGTGCCAGCGTAGTGCCGCTTTCGCTTTCAATCTCCACATTACGAGCTGCTGCCCTGCGTACACGCTCAGCAGTAGCATTGAGTATATCTTCGACTGCCGTAGTGCGCTGGTCGCGGTTCGTAAGGTTGTCGCGGTCAGTACCCAGACGTGTAAGCGTGTCAGGTACGATGTAGGGCGGCATAACCTTACCAGCAGCCCACTTAGCCGTAGCCGTCAGTAGTTCTTGCTCCTCTTTCTTCGTTATCTCAGTTGCAGGCACAATGCCTTGCAGGGCAAACGTCTGACGCACGCGCTCGTTAAGCACGTCTGCCAGCTCGTATGTAAGCAGCTGGCCGTCATACAGCCTTTGTGTCAGTTCAATGCCGTTACGGGCGGCCAATATAAAGGCTGCCTCTGCGCTGCCCAGATATTGCACGGCAACGTCTAACACTGTCTGTCTGTCTTTAACCCTTATATCCATAGCCTTACCTGATATTTATTTCTCCACTCTGAGCGTCATAGTCAACTGCATTGACAGCAACACCGCACGCACGTATCATTTTCTTTGTATCTTGCGGCCAAAAGCGGTCGGCGTTACCTCCAAGATGTTGCCGTATAGCAGCACCAATTAGCGGGAACTCCTTAAGCTCTCCACGGTTTGCCAGCAGCACGGTTTCTACTACCTGCGCTGCGCAGTCTGTCACCGCTACGGTCTTATGGTCAAGCAGCAGGTCGCGCGTCTTTGTACTCGTTATTATTCCGTTCATTGCTTCACCTTTAAGTTTTCATAGTCGCTTTTATTGAACTCAGACACGTTGGTAGCCGTGGCAGGCGTTGCCGTTGCCGTAGCATGTCCTACAACGCTGTGCGTATGGCTGTTGTACTTAGACACAAAGGCGTTAACCTCACTGACAAGGTTATTGAGCTTTTCCGTTAGCTCGTTAATCTTAATGAGGCCGTCAAGCGTGCCGTTATTCATAACAATACCGTCCTCTGTCATAACTATACTGCTGGTATCTTTGTCCTTTATGACTATCTCGACGCTTTCCACATCTTCACACAGCAGCACCATGCCAGCTGCACCGTCAGAGGAAAAGCCCACTACCACAAAGCTGCCAATACGCGGGTACTGCACAATGCCAACAGTTGCCTTTTGGTCTGCCTGTAGGTTGCAGGCTAATATGGGGGCTTCTTCGTTGACAGGCTCAACGTCAACGGTACGCGCTGACTTATCTACAGCCGTCACCTTGCAGACTATGCAGCCCAGCGGGTTGCCTGTCTTTGCCAATTGCCTTATAATGTCTGCTATACTCATGTGCTTAGTCTCCTACTCTTTGGCCGAGGGTTATTTCCTGACGGTAGCCGCCCGTGCCGTATTTTATAACATTCTTTTTAACCAGATAAACGCCTTTTTTCTCGCCGTCTATCCTTATACCGATAGCGTCAAGCAGGTTGGCCAGCTTATAGCCGAAAGTGGTAAAGCTACCTGTCAGCCCGTCACGTTTCAGCCGCTTTATTTCCTGTTCACCCCACGCCTTTGCCTCTGCCTCAGTCTTACCATAGCAGTGCAGCGTGCGGTGTTCACCGTCCGCGTCGCCTACCTCTACCTTTATTTTCTTCTTATTGTCAGGCTGTAGGCTTACCACCTTTACCAGCAGGCGCATGTTTTCTGCAAACTGTTGCTCCAGACTGCTGTCACTAACAATGTTTACACCTGTAGCAAACGCCTGCGTAAGTGCTGCACCATGTTCAAAGAGCACACCGCTGTACAGTATTGGCGTGCCATTCTCATAGCGGAAAAACGACCTAATGCCGTTATCCTTAAGGTGTCCTAACAGACCTGCCACCGTGTCAGCTGTTACGCGGTACTGACCTAACGCCTGCTCGCCCAGCACCTTAACTGTGTAGCCTGTGTTCTGGTCTTTAAGAAGCTGTTCTATGGTGACTTTCTTATAGGTCTTTTTCTGTGCCTTTAGGTTTTTCAGCTTAAACATATCGTCCTCACATGTGAGCACGCAGGGGGTCTTAAATCCAACGTCTCTGATATACCCCTTAAAGGCCAGCTCGTTATTGTCGTCATAGCCCAGCATAACTTCTACCTTGTCACCACGCTTGACGGGTACGACAGACTGCCCGTCCCATTTCATCTTTTTGGGTAGGGTGATTTTGCAGGTGCTTGTCAGGTTCTCAGTGTCGCGCTCTATTTCCACAGCTGTGCAGAAATTGAACTCCCACTGCCTGTCGCCCTGTATGGTTATCTTACACGTCAGCCTGTACATTGTCGTTAATATTCTGTGCTATACACGTTATAGTCTGTATCACTCAGTGCGGTTATGCTGATAGGCTGGTAGTTGCTTTCCGTTGCCTGCACTACAGCAAACTCCGTTATTACAATGCTGTCAATGTCGAATAGTTCCAGAAACTTAGACTGCACCGTAATGGCCTTTGCTTCGTCGAAATATTCACGCAGCTTTTGTATGCCCTCTGTAGGGTATTCGTCAACGATCACTCCGTCTTTGAGTGCCTGCACGCCTACCATGATGTTAAGCTGGTAGTCGCCGTCGTTGATATATTCCTTAACTGTTCCATTCATTCCAACCATTGCAGTGGTTACAACGTTACGACGGCGCGAAAGAGCTACAACAGCGTCATTCATTAGCAGGGTGTCGCCGTCCTCTTTCTTGAAAGCCAGCTCGCAGAGGGCGTAGCGGTCTGCCCACATGCTTTTGTCTGCATAGGGGCTGGCAATATCCTGCGCCTGCATCTGCACGCCCTGATTGTTCCACGACGGGGCTTGACCCGTGCGGGCTGGCTTCATGCGGTACAAAAAGCCCTTAAGCTGGTTGGCCGCTCCTACTGCAACAAATTTGAAACTTATAGGTAACATATCAGTATGCCAGATTTACGTCATTGAGCGCAGACAACAAAGCCTGTCCGACAGCCTCCTTAACCCGCTCTGCGCTCTCATGCAGGTTGGTGGTCTGTATGGTAAACTGTTCTATCAGCTTATCCACATGTATGTTAATATTGCGTATCTTACTCTCAGAGCTGCTGCCGCTGCCTTTGCCTGACGTTGTGCCAGCTGTAGGGTCAACAGTCGTCGTTGGTGCTGTCAGCTCTGGCAGACCTGCGCCAGCTGTAGGCGTTTTTGCCTTTGGCTTTGCAGGTGCTTTCTCTTTCTTCTTAGCCTTTTCGCTGTCTGCTATTTCCTTATTGTACGCGTCAGTATAGGCCTTACCTATCTGAGACCCAAAGTCTGAATAAGTCTGCTTTAGTTTGCCTAAAGCTGCTTTCATGCCAGAGGGTGACAGGCTAAACGCAGCCTTAAGCAGGTCGCCTATTGCGCTAAACGTACCTTTTGCAAGGTCTGCAATACCCTTAAAAGTAGCTTTGAATGCTGCCCAAATACCTTTTAAAACAGCCCTAAACGTTGCTGACGTTTTCCAGAAATACACACCAATGGCAACAATGGCAGCAATGGCGGCTGCTATCCAGCCAACAATAGGTATATTCATTATTGCCACACTCACGGCGCGGCAGGCCGTCACAGCAGACAGCTTGAATGCGCCAAAGGCCGTTGACGCTGTAGCAGCAAAAGCCGTTGACGCTGTGCCTGTAGTAACCAGCGACAGAGCGAATGCGCCCAGAGCCTTAAGACCCTGTAACAGTCCTACAGTGCCAAAGCGCAGCACAGCAAGCGTAGCACGGGTAATATTGATAAAGAAACCGTTAGAAACAAACTGCCCCGTAACAAGCTCCTTATTCATAAAGGCCATTTGCAGGCGGCTTGCATATATAAATGACTGTATGCGTGCCCACATTGCACCCCACTGTAACCCCTTTATCCATGCCATACCGCTGCCCATAGCCTGCAATAGCGGTATCATCTGGCCGACAGGCACTAACACCTCAGCAGCTTTGCCGATATAGAAAGTAAGCCCGTTTGTTGCCTCAAAGAGGGATATTTTAAAATCTTCTATCTTCTGCTGTGCGCGTGCCTGACGCTCTGCAAAGCTATCCATTACAATGGCGGCCTGTTCCTCTGCTGAGTTTGTACCCGTCACTGCATCTGTAAAGTCCTTTAGCGCGTCTGTACCCTGTACCAGCGCACGCGCTGCACTCGCATTTTCACGCCCAAAGAGCTTACCAAACAGTGCAGCGTCATTAAGTACAGGCTTAAGCATTTGCAGGCGGTCGTGCAGGCTCATAGATGTATCAGACAGTTTGATAACGTCAATACCTGCCCGCTGCAATTCCTCTTTGGTGTCCTTTGGCAGGAAACGACCCTGAGCCAGCACCGACAGCGTGTTACGCAATGCAACACCGCCCTCGCTGCCTTTCTTACCTGCCTTGTCTAACACCTGTATAGCGGCGTTGGTTTCCTCAAAGCTCACATTAGCAGCTTTGGCAGCCATTCCGCACTGTTCTAACGCCACCTTAATGGCTGGCAGCTCTGCACTACCCGCCTGCCCAGCAGCGGCCATTACGTTCATCATTCTGGCCATTTCGCGGCTGGCCTGCATGGGGTCGTCAAGGCTAACGCCGTACTGGTTCATGGCAGTGGTAAGCACCTCTGCCGCTGCCACACCGTCGTTGCCCATTAGCTTGCTGGTAGTCTGTATGCTGTTACCCATAGCCTGCAAAGCCTTTGGGTACTTACCAAGCTCAGGCGAAAGCTGCGACAAAAGCAACTTATAACCTACAACTGCCTGACTTGCATCTGTACCGAAAGCCTTAGCACTCTGACGGGCATATTGTTCTATCTGTTTAAGACCGTCACCTGTCACGCCTGCCACTGCCGACAAATCGTGCATCTGACTGTCAAGCTGAATGCCTCCCTGACTGAGGCCGTTAATGGTGTTTGATAGCTTTTCCACGAAACCTGTAGCAAGGTCAAAAACGGCCAGCTTGTTTGCAAAGGCTGTAACGAAACCTGTAGCCTCCTTTGTCTTTGTGGCAAATTGGCTTGTGGCTTCATTCATGCCCTTAATATTAGGCATGTAGTTGCCGTTAATGTTGAATGAATAATCAAAGTTTTGCATACTGTTTCGTGGAAAAGTTTATTATCTGTCGCCCTTTTGCTCAGCAAATAGGCTTAATATCATCTTACGCTGTCTGTCGAGCCTCCAATCTTCAAGCCAAATAGCCTGTGCGTAGTTGGCTGCCCAATCTTCGTCGCTGCCCGCCAGCGGGTCTATATGCAGGTTGGCACGTATCAGCGCACACCCTTTTAGAAACCCGTTCTTATCTTCCGTTTCGCCTGCTGGCACTTCAACGGGCAGCAGCAGCGACGTTACAAGTTTTTTAAGCTGCTCATACAGCTGCTGAGCGCGTCATTGAGACGCTTGCAGGTCTCTGAGAATAGCACGGTATCTGTGCCCAATTCCTCACTGCCACCCAGCCAGCAGCCTTTAAACAGGGTTTCCGCACCTCGCATTTCGCTGTCTGCCGATACTTTCTGCACGGCTGCCATTGTTTCAAGCGTCGGGCGGTGGAAATATCCTACATGCAGCTCGTCACCGTCCACTACGTCAATACGAATGACTTTGCGGTGCTTTGCTTTCCACTGCTTTATTTGTTCCTCTGTCACGCCACCGTCGTATGTGTGGCCACACTTCTTTGCTGTCTCTGCAAACTTCTTTTCTTCGTTTTTATCCATTGTGCTGAAATTTAATAGATGTTTAACTGTTCTTTAATGCTTGTTTACGACCTACGCTGCGGCATGGTGGTTAGCCTGCCGCAGCGGGTCGTCAGAGTTATTTACCCCAATCAATATGAGACATAAGCAGGTCAATTTCAACCTCTTTGCCCTTGTCGCCCTCTTTCCACGGGCGGGGGTTGTTCTTAAACAGGCAGTTGCGCAGCTTGTCAGTGTGTACAATACCCGTGTCTGGCAGGTATGTAACAATGATGTCAAACGGGGCAACGTCCTGAATACGTCCGTTTTGGGTCTGCTTCTGAATAGCTTCGACCTCCTCCTGATACAGAGTAATTTTGCCGTCACAGGTAATGCGGCCTTTGGTGTAACCAACGGGGTAGCGGCCTGCGCCGTACTTAGCCTCCATATCCTGCTCGTCCTTATACTCAATGCCCGTAATACCTGTTACGGGTACGCCTGCGATAGTTACAACGATGTCTGCCCAATCATAGAGCTTACCGTTGACGTAGGGAATGCCATTTACATTTACCATTAGTCAATCTTTTTAACGTAACCAATCTTTACTCTCATTCTACGGATAACGCCAACAGGCACATTCTTGATTACAACCTCAACAGTTGAGGTGCTAAGTACGTCCTGTTTGGGGTCTATCTTTGCCTGATAGCCTGACAGCTCGCCTGCCTTTTCCATGTCCTCAAGGGCTTTGTTGGCGGTTGTCTCCAAGTGTTCCACGGTGTAAGGCTGTAGCTTGCCCGTGGTTGCATCAATGTACACGTTACCGCCCAGCTCAGGGGTCAGGTAGGTACGTATGCCACGCTCTGCCTTATCCATTGTGCGCACACGCTCAATGGCGTTGTAGTCGCTAATGGCACTTGTCATGTTGTGGCTGTCGTTCCAATAGCTGCCAGCAATGCCGACAATATGGCTAAGGAAAAGGTAACGTGAAGCGTCCAGCTGTTCCAGTACGGCTTTGTCAACGTTACGCACCAGCACGCCGTCACCAAAGGCAGGCACACTGATACCAGAGGGGAACTTCTTAACCCATGACACAGACTCCTGCACCTTAGCAGCTGAAAGCATACCCAGCAGCAAGCCCAAGCATGACACGCTGGCATGTGTGCTGTTGCCGTCGTTGCCTGTCTGTGCAAAGAGGGCTGCGCCCGTCTCTGGCTCTGCATTGCTCTGCGGGTCAATACCTGCCTGAGCAATTACGACGCTCACACGATCGTAGCTTACTGCAAGGTTCTGAGGCATGGCGGCGTGGTTAGCCACCTTTGGCGCATAAATAATGCTAAGAGGTGCTGCCTGTGAGCGCAGCAGCTCACCAACAGCCTGCAATGCCACAAGCTGCGGCTCTGCCAGCACGGTATCACCAGACCATACGCCCACCTGACGAATGCGCCCGTTGGCAAAATTCTGCATGGTCTTAATCTCTGTAAAGTCAAATGTCTCTGGCTTTGACCAGATACCTACGTACAGAGAAATGCCATTGTTGGCACGGAAAGCCTCAGACAGGTGGTAGTGTATCATGCGCACAGCCCATTTGGTGTCGTCCGCTGTAATACCCAGCTCCTCTGCTTTGTCAATAGTCGAAACAGCCTGTATGGGGGCTGTCTTGAATGCAGCGGGAATGTCAGCCTGTGCAATATAGAATATAATGCCGCTAACATGGTCTTCCCCTGCCAGCGAAGCAGGCACGTTGCCGTCCTGTCGCTCAAAGGTCATACTATTCATTTGCTTACTTTTTTAGTTTGATTATTACATAAATCGCTATCAGTGAAAGAACAAGCCCCGTAACCACTCCAAGCGTACCCATTAGGTTGTCAGCCCATTTGCTGACGCTGGTAGCCTCTACTGTGGCTGCCTGCTGTTTCCAATGCCCATTGCCCTGCATCTGCATGTCTGTAACAGTCTGCTTGCTCTGCTGTGCCTCTGTGTGCGTAGAGGCTTGCTCCTGCTGCTTCGTGTCTGTAGTTGCATGCTGACGCATTACAGCTTTCAGGGGGTGCAGGTGAGTTTCGGGGTCTGCTGGCTTTTCGGTATCAAACAGTAGCAGGTCTGTTGTCTGTGCGGTGGTCTGTGCTACCATACGCTCCAGCTGAGCTGTCACTGCCTCGTTTGCCGCGCTGTCAATCTGCTGCCTAACCTCACTGCTTACCGTCGTCGTTTGGTTGGTGGCGGTCGTCATCTTCGTACTTTTGCAGCTGACGGCTAACAGGGCAATTGTCAGCATAGCTACAACTCGGTATTTTCTCGACTGCTTTTCTGAATTTGTCAACATCTCTGCGTAAACTTGTTATTTCTTTTTTCAGCGGGGTTACAATGCTCTCTACAAGCAGGTCATTAGCCTTACGTACATTGTCAAGCTCTGTGGACTTAACGCCCGCCAGCTTTTCGTCAACCGCTGCACGCATGGCTGCTATCTCTTCCTTGTATTTCTGCTTTTGCAGCACGCTGCCTATCCATGCACCTATTGGGGCACTCACGGCAGCTGCCACCGTTGGCAGTATGATTGTAAGTATTTCGCTGTTCATTCATATTACTGTTTTATTCCGATACTCCTAAGCCATGCGGGAACGTCAAAGGACGGGCAGTCTTTGCCTGCGTCCAGCTCCCTGTGACCTACTATCCTGACGGCGGGAAAGCGGCGGTGAAATTCCAGCACGTATTTTTTCAGTGCCTCTTTCTGTGCCTCCGTTCTGGTATCTACGGCTTTCTTGACGTTCTTAGCGTCTGCACCACCTGCATACACAATGTGCCTGCTGACGCTGTTAAAGCCTGCTGCGCCGTTGGTAACTTCCCACGGGTCAACGTTCATGTCCTCGTTATTGTTTACCAGACGCTCAACCTTACCGTCCAAGTGGAAAAGGTCAGTATAGCCTACCTGCTTCCAACCTCTGCCGCCCTTGCTGACGGGCGCAGTGTGCCAGCGGCGTATTTCAGCCGCTGACACCTCACGCCCAGCAGGGGTCGCGGTGCAATGGATTACCAGATACTTTAGGCGTGCCATTCACTTATGCGTTTAGGCCGTAGTGCCGCTGTAGATTGCAGCGCGGGTGTACTTAGCCTTAAGAGGCAGGCAGATACCCCACTTACGGAAATTAACGAGGTTGCGGTGGTACAGGGGGTCTTTCTGTGCCTCTGAGAAATAGAACTGCACAGAGCCGTTGGCTTTCATCATGCTGCCAGCGTGGAATGCAACAGAGGCCTGCTTGTCGCCTGCTGCGGCATTTGCGCCCCACTGCTTTTTATTGCCTGCGCTGGTGTATGAGGGCACACCGTCGTACTCGTAGATGTCGAAACCGTAGAGGCGGGCAATCTTACCCTCAGTCTGGTTGATGTTATAAGCCTCACGGAACTTTTGGTCGGTAGCCAGCAAGTCGTTTACGTGCTCTGAGCTTAACACCAGAATACGGTCTGTCTTAGGCGTTTTCATCTGGTCGAAATGCTTCTTAAGCGTAATAATGTCGTCAGGGCACATGCGCTTACGCGTACCGTCAGCTGCGCCCGTGGTAGCAATAACAGGGGTCTCGCCTGCTACATTACTGTTGGGGGCAATAGCGTGGATAGCCTTTTCATAGACCTTTTCCTTAATGGCTTCACGGTGGCGTTCCTGTACGCTCTGCATCTTATCGTAGCTGATAGCGTGCAGCTCGTCGTCAGTGACGGGGGTAGCCTCAGTGTCGAACTTGTCAAGGCTAATAGGCTTGTCAGTGTCCTGTAGTGCGGTAATGCCCAGCGGGTAGGTGGTATTATTGACCAATACGGCGGGGTCGCCTCCAATCTCAGTAAAGTGGATAACGTCGTTATCTACGTATTGATCGAAAGAGCGGATGCGGTCGTACCAGCCCAGCTGTTCGGGGGCTGTGCGGAAAGCCTTAATCATAAAGCCAGTCCACACCTCAGTAAACACACCTGCACACAGGCTGCCTGTAGGCATGAATGCGCCTGCTGCAATGGCAATAGCGTTGCCTACAGCTGCACCCGTCTCAGCAGTGCAGCCAAACACGGCAGTACCAATGGTTGCGCCCATAACACTGTTGACGGCTACGGCAACCAACATGAGGCAAAGGCCTCGCAGAAAAGAAAAATGTTTCATTGCTTCAAATTGTTATTTTAGTTATTAAACCTGTTTAACGGCTGTTTAACGGCTGCTTAACGGCTGTTAGACCTCTGCCAGCTCTACGCCTGTCTCAGCCTTATAAAGGCGGGCGTACTCTTTGGGGTTTTCCGCTTTCAGCTTTTCGGCAGCGTCAGGGGTCAGCTCAGACAGCTTAGACAGCTGGCCTTGCTCATGCTGGCCGCCCTGTGGCGCGTCGTTGTGCTGGTCGATTACGTCTGTAGGCTTACGCTCAGGTTTCATCAATGCCAAAGTCTCGCGCAGGCTGTCAACGCCTACGGCCTTACCCAGCTTGATAAAGTGGTCGCGCTTGTCAGCAGTGACGCGTTTGTCGGCAATGGCAGCGTCAACCTCACGCTCTACCATAGACAACTCTAACTGTTTCGCTTTGTCAGCGTTTTCCTTAAGCAGCTTAATGCGCTCGTGGATTTCCTGCTCGGTGGCGTTCTCGCTCAGACCCAGCAGCTCTAAAGTTTCCTTTTTCATATTACTGTTTTTTGTGTTAATATTGGCCGATGTGTCGGCGTTGTCGTTCACGTTCTCATTTTTCGGTGCTGACAGTTCCAGCAGCGGCAGCAGCTCATGGGGCTGCCCAGCAGACAGCTTAAGCACTGCACCGTTATGCAGCAGCTGTAAAGCGTCATCGTTGCCGCCAATGTCAACAATGCTTACCTCTGTCAGTACGCTTTGTGTGACAGTGGGGCGTGTCTGACCCTGTAACAGCATGGCGGGGTTGTCGCTTTTCTCTATCAATTCCAATGAGGGGCTGCACATGCGCAGGAAACCGCGCTCCCATTTGTCTGCTATCTGCTTTGCAAATGGGTCGTTTTCGTCAAATACGGGCGTGCCTATCAGCCTGTCACCCTCAAAACGCAGGTTTTCGACGCGGCCAATAGGCAGCACGTCAACACCTCTGTTGTGCATATACAGCAGTACGGGGTTTTTCTGGTACTGTTCAATGTTTATGCCCTCTGTCAGCACGCGGTAGCCGTAACAGTTCACGCGGCTGGTACTTATCACCATGTCTTTTGCCATTTCGCTTGCTTTTGGTTTGATGGTAGCGGCAGGCAGCTGCCGCCCCACGCTGAAAAAACTACTAACTCAATTACTAACCTAAAACACTATTTATGACTAACTGTTTACATCAAACACGGCTGCTGCCTGCCGTCTCTGCCCATGAAAAGATTTTGTTGCGGTGGCAGGAGTCGAACCTGCGACCTTAAGGGAATGAATCTCACGCGCTACCACTGCGCCACACCGCGATTTCTGGCACAAAATTGCTAACTTTCGCGCGTCTATACAAAAAGAGTGTAAAGTTTTGACGCTCTTTTTTTATATGTCAGCCTAAATAGCCAATTTTGCAGCGAGAAAACGCGCGAAAGCGCATAATTAAAATTTGACAGTATGAATGACAACAAAAAAGGCAAAGCCGCTTACTAAGCAGCAGTTAGAAGAAAAGAAAGAGTTAGCACGTCTGCTTTACATGCAGGGTGACACGCAAAAGACGATAGCCGAAAAAACGGGTATTTCTGCGCAGACTATCACTAAGTGGGTCAACGACAACGGTTGGTCAGAGCAACGGGCAGCACAGAATATTTCACGCCCTGAGCTGGTAAACAAGCTATTGCGTACCATTGACAAAATGATAGAAAGCGTTAACAACAGCGACGACCCAAACGCGGCAGCGGGTCTCGGCGATAAGCTCGCCAAGTTCTCCGCTACCATTCAGAAACTCGACAAGCACACCAGCATTGTCGATGTTATAGAGGTGTTTATGGCATTCAGCAAGTGGCTGCAATTTCAGGCACAGTTTGACGACGGCATTACGCCTGAGCTGCTGAAAACCATTAACAAGTACCATAACCAATATATTACGTATCTGATGCAAAACAAGCTGATGTAACATGCCACTGAATATTGACAAGCTGACCCCCAAAGAGGCACTCGAAGCGTGGAAGAAACACTGCGAGACGGTACAGGACAGCACAGTAGTAAACAGCCATGAGACGCAGGCGCAGAAAAGTGCCCGCATTAAAAAGCTGTTGGCTGACTATAACGCCTTTGTTGAGTATTATTTCCCACACTATACCATAAACCCGCAAACGGGAAAGCCTACCGCCTGCGCACCATTCCAGATAAAGGCCGCTAACGACGTGCTTAGCGACCGCAATTTCAAGGGTGTAGCCATGTGGCACAGAGGCGCGGCAAAGTCCACACACATGGATATATTTATACCGATGTGGCTAAAGGCTCAGGCGTGGAATGGCAAAGAGCTGCGACAGTTTAACGTCATGGTGCTGGTGGGTAAGTCTGAGGATAACGCCAACACACTGCTGGCAGACGTTCAGGCTGAGCTACAGTATAACCAGCGTTACATTGCTGACTTTGGCCAGCAGTACAATAGTGGCAGCTGGCAGGATGGTGAGTTTGTTACAAAAGACGGTACGGCATTCTTTGCACGCGGTCGCGGTCAGTCTCCGCGTGGTTTGCGTTACCGCTCGCACCGCCCTGACTACATTGTTATTGACGACCTCGACGACGACGAACTGTGCGAAAGCCCCGCCCGTGTTACAAAGCTCACTGATTGGGTACTTACTGCCCTGTACGGTGCTTTAGACGGTGGTCGCGGTCGTTTTATCATGGTGGGCAACCTCATTGCCAAAAACTCTGTGCTGGCCAATATTGCCGCGATCAAGTCTTTCAAGGTTACTAAGGTCAACATCATTGACAGCCACGGCAATGTATCATGGGCGGCCAAATGGTCAATAGATGAGGTACGCACCAACATTCAGCAGGTAGTAGGCTACAGACGCTTTCAAAAAGAATACATGAATAACCCCATTGTAGAGGGCGCAGTATTCCGTCAGGATTGGATAAGGTGGGCAAAGAGGCCTGCATGGAAAGACTTTACAGAAATTGTACTGTATATCGACCCTGCATGGAAAAGCACCACCAAAAACGACTATAAGGCTGCAAAGCTGTGGGGTAAGACAAAGAAAACGCAGCTGTGGCATTTGCGTGCATTCGTCAGACAGGCTACTGTTGCCGAAATGATACGCTGGTGCTACGACCTTTACGAATGGGCGCAGGATATTGGCATAGCTATAAAGTTCTATATGGAGGCCAACTTCATGCAGGACGCTTTGTTAGACGACTTTACGACAGAGGGTGAGCTACGCGGCTACCAGCTGCCTATCATTGGCGACAAACGCAAAAAGCCTGACAAGTTCCTGCGTATTGAAAGTATAGCACCGCTTTGGGAGCGCGGCTTCGTCTTTTACGACGACAGCCAGAAAGACGACCCCGACATGCTGGCAGGCTTAGACCAAACGCTGGCATTCCAAAGAGGTATGCGCGGACATGACGACGCGCCCGATGCCGACGAGGGCGCATTATCCATACTGCAAAAGCACTCACGTATAACCAGTTTCGAGCCGTCTTTCGGCAGACGCAGAAACGCAAAAAATGTATCATGGTAGATTTTCAGAAACTCATTAAGGCATGGCTTTTCGACTACCGCAAAAACCGTGCTATCAAAAAGGCGCAAAAGCTCGCCACCCTCAACCGTCGTAAGTACCTTGTATTAGTCTCTGCGGGTAAGCCCGTAGTGGTATCAATGCAGGGCGTGCGTAAGCTGATTAAGCAGCACCGCTTTACTAAGGGCTTTACAGCAGAGAAAGCCAGAGAGATTGCAATATTTGAAGCATTACCAAAAACAACTGCCTAATGTTCCTGACCGAAGATGACTATAAGAGCGTATGCGACGACTACGAGTTTGAACAGTTGCAGGCCAACACTGCCATACGCCTGACTGCTGAAAAGGCAGCCATTGAGGAAATAAAGAGCTACACAGCACACCGCTACGACATGCAGCAGGCTTTTGCCGCTGAGGGTGACGACCGTAACCCCATGCTGGTGCAGTGCGCTGTTAATATAACGCTCTGGCTAATGATACACCGCCTACCTCAGAGCATGGGGCATGAGCGGCGCGAATGTCTCTATAACGACAGTATTAAGTGGCTCAAAGACGTACAGGCCAGCAAAGCACGCCCAGACCTGCCAACGTACACAGGCGAAAGCGGCGAAACTGACACGGCTAACCCCGTCAAGTACGGCAGCTGTGAGCGCACTAATATGACATGGTAATAAACAGCATTTAAACAGCATTAAATATGGAACTACTCAATAGATTTAAGACAGCTATAGAGGCAGTGCGCGGCGGTGAGATTTACAGCCGCTATGACATGGCACGGCTCGCACGTTTCGCCAAAAGCAAAGAGGGCATAAAGCTAACGGCGCAGCTCTTACAGCAGACTGACAGCCTCACAAAGAAAGACATAGGCATGTGGAGGCAGGCATGGCAGCAGGCCATAGATGTGGAAAACCCCAACCGCTCACGCCTGTACGACATTTACACTGACTGCATGGTTGACGGCCACCTGTTAGGCGCATGGGGGCAGCGTAAGGGCATGGTACTGTCTGCCGACTTTCGTCTGGTAGGCAAAGACGGCAAAGAGAATGAGCAAGCAACAGCACTGCTGCGCTCACAGTGGTTTAACGACTTCTTAGAGCTGGCACTTGACAGTTACCTGTGGGGGCATTCCCTCATACAGTTCAACGATATTATTAAGACGGCCAACGGCCTTGCTTTCAGCAGCGTTGAGCTTGTACCGCGTAAGCATGTGTGCCCAGAGCACGGCGTGCTGCTAAAATACGCCTCTGACGATTGGCGCAGCGGCATACCTTACCGTGATGGTGACATTGCCAATTGGTGCATAGAGGTGGGCAAACCGAAAGACTTAGGCCTGCTGCTGGCCTGCGCGTCGCAGTGTATCAGCAAAAAGAACATGTTAGGCTTTTGGGATATGTTCGGTGAAATTTTCGGTGCTCCTATGCGTATTGCCAAAGCTACCACTACTGACGATCGAGAGAGACAGAAAATAGAAAATGCACTTGAAAATATGGGTAGTGCCTTTTGGGGTCTCTTTCCTGACGGCACGGATATTGAGATTAAGGAAAGCAGCAGGGGTGACGCTTACAACGTTTACGACAAACGCGTTGACCGCTGTAACAGCGAAATATCAAAGGTGCTGCTTAACCAGACTATGACCATTGACAGCGGCAGCAGCCTGTCACAGTCTGAAACGCACCTCGACGTATTTAAGAACGTTGTAAAGAACGATAAAACACTACTTGAAAACGTCGTTAATGACAAGCTGCTGCCCCTCATGCTGGTACACGGCTTTAAGGTAGAGGGCTGCCGCTTTGAGTGGAACGATGCAGCTACTTATACTCCAGCTGAGCTGCGCGAGCTGCTGCGCGTCGTACTTGAATACTTTGAGGTTGACCCTGCGTGGATTTCCGAAAAGTACAATATTGATATTACGGGCATACGCGAGGCTAAGACACAGCCAGACCGTTTTTTCGACTAAGCCCCGCCCAGACTATACAACTAAGGGAACGTTACGGGGCATTCAATACCGCACTGTCTGACCTCTACAGTGACGACCTGCTACAGCTGGCCAAAGACACAGAGGCTAACGACATTGACACTGACACGGTGGCTGACGCTTTCGATGAAGCAGCCAACGCCGTGTACAATCAGGGCGGCTTTAATGCCAGCGACATGACTACAGACGCAGCGCGTAAGCTGTTGACGGCAACGGCCAACACCATTAAGCAGGGAGTTGACAGCCACCTGCCCGTTGACGTGCCGCCAACGCTACGCTATGCGCTTGAAAACAACGCCTTTATTTTCTCAGGTCTTAAGACGTTCCACGCCCTGCGCGAGGTGGGGCTGTCTATGGTCAAAGACGACGGCAGCATTAAGTCTTTTGAGGAATTTAAAGACGACGTTAAGCAGATTAACAGCAAGTATAACACCAACTACCTGTATGCGGAATATAAGCACGCTGTGGGCACGTCTCAAATGGCTGCTAAGTGGGTTGACATTGAGGCTGACGGCGACCGCTACGACCTACAGTACCGCACGGCAGGCGACGATAAGGTACGCCCAGACCATGCAGCACTTAACGGCATAACCCTGCCGCCCAGCGACCCGTTCTGGTCTAAGTATTACCCCCCTAACGGTTGGGGCTGCCGCTGTACGGCTGTACAGGTACGTGTGGGCAAATACCAGCGCAGCAACCCTGCTGACGCTATGCAGGCAGGTGACACCGCTACTGAGGAAGCTAAGCAAAAGATGTTCCGCTACAACTCAGGAAAGACCATGCAGCTGTTCCCGCCTAAGCACCCATACTACAAAGCAAGCCCAGAGGCTAAGGCCGTAACGCAGCAGGTGGCTAAGATAGAGTGCGCACGCAGCCGTTATAACGACTATCTGACAGACGACAATTATAACGACGTGCAGTTCAACGAAAGCACGGGTGCTATTATGGCAACGCACGTAGGGCATAATGTTGACAACAATAAAAAAACAGAGCTTTTCGGTATGTCAATGGCACAACTTGAAAGGGAGTGCCAGCAGTGTATTTTTGATATGGGGCACACTGCTATACTGCGAGACGAAAGCAAGCATGACCCTAACGGTGCAAAAGGTGACATGTTACCTGCTCTTGACCTCGAATTAGACGGCATAGTTATGGATATACGCAGCATTACCACTAACGGCTACTACGGCAATGCTCTGACAGCAAAAAATAAGCAGTTGGGTAATGTCAAACGTAAGACAGGCGAAAGCAGCGATAGTGTCTGCCTGTATTTCCATGATAGCACACTATTCGATGAAGCAAAGCTGCTAAACGATATGCAGTGGTACAAAAGGCGTATTGTGGAGTTAGGCAGTAAGCAGCGCATAAAGCATGTGTACGTTGTTGTCAATGGTGAACAGCAGCTGCGCGTCTATGATATAGAATAAAAAAACCGCCCACACGGGGCGGCTGCAAGTATGGTAGGCAGGAGCTTAACACCCGCTGCCGCCAGCTAAGCCTCACGACAAAGCCTGACTTGCGCTGCAAAGGTAAGCATAATTTTTCAATTAACAAGCGAAATAATGGAAAAAGTTACAATTAGCATGGAATTAGGGCGAGACGCATTCGGAATGGTTGCACAGCTCGCAGATACGGAAATAGACAGCGAACTATGGGAAAAGCTGACAGCTGCCCCCATACAGGTAGATGTCAAAGACGTTGACGACAAAGAGGCTCAGATAGCACTAACCTTAATGCTGGTAGGACTGGCTATGACCAAAATAGGAAAGTAATATAATGGCCGAAATAATAACCGCTGACAAGCTGAAAAAGGACATACTCGACGACATGAGGGTTGAGCTTTCCGACGAGTTCGATAAGAACTTTGAGCGCAAAGCGTTCTTTACTGACGCATGGAAAGCACGCAAAGACCCTAAAGCCAACGGCTCGCTGTTGGTCGTCTCTGGCCGTATGCGTCGCAGCATTAAGGGCAGCGTTGAGGGTGACGGCGTGCGCTTTACCAGCGACACCAGCTATGCCACCGTACACAATGAGGGCGGCAGCGGCTTTGTTACTGTCAGACAGCACCAGCGAAAACACTATAAGACGGGTAAGGTATATACCGTGCGCAGCCACCAGCGGCGCGTCAACATACCACAGCGTCAGTTTGTAGGTGACGGCCAGCGTACACAGGAAATTATCAGGGGCGTTATTGACGACAACGTTAAGCAGTTCAACGCCTCACTGTCTAACTTTATACGTACAAACAAATGAGAAAGCAACTGTTTTTGGCCATAGTCGAAAGACTGAAAGAGCAAGTTAAGGAGGTTAAGTTCATTGACCTTTGGAATGAGCAAATAGCCACCATTCAGACGGGCATAACATGGCCTGTGCCTGCCGTGTTCATAGAGTTTGAGCCTTACGACGTACACCAGCAAAGCAACCATGTACGCACGGCTAACGTCAACATTCGCCTGCACATTGTTACACGCGCTGTAAACTATAGCGGCAGCGACGACAAACGTATGACTGAGGCATTGGGCATTTTCGACCTGATAGACAAAATAGATGCAGCACTGCACGGGCTTTCAGGCGAATACTTTGCCAGCTTCATGCTTACCGCCTCTGCTACCAATCATAACCACTTAGAGCTGATAGAAAGCATTGAGACGTTCAGCACCCGTGTTACAGATGTCAGCAGCGCACGAAAGCACACACCTGTACAGCTCACTGACGCAGAGATTATCGACCGCGCCTTTGCATAAAAAAGAAACTCACCCCGTCATAAAACAGGGTGAGCGTCCATAAAGTCAAACAACGTTAGTTGTAGTGCGGTCGGTGGCGGTGGTGGCGGCGTTGGTATGTTCAGATAGTTTAAGTATGTCCTATAGCACATCGGGTAAATGGGGTAAACATATTTGCGCCAAACTGCTTTGTAACATTTGCTGTTATTGCCCGCCTCATAGTAACGCTCTGTGATAGCTCGTATCTTTTTTGTGCGTTCGATAGTAGATTTGTGGTGAATTGCTTTGCACATTCCGATTTTTTTTGTACTTTTGCAACGTCCTTTTACATCGGGGGCGTGCGGCGATCAGAAATGGGCAATGCACGCCACTTTTTTTATTCCACGTCTGTAACAGACAGGGGCACGATACGCCAGCAGCCTTTTTCGTCTTTGTACTCAGCTCTGATATACTGCTTAGTAGTGGCGGGCTGGTAGCTTTCCTCGATGATTTTTACACCCTCAATGAATTGCTCGTTACCCGTTTCCTCTGCCATGCGGCGCAGCTGTAGCACGAGGCTGGCTTTGATGTTGCCCTGCTGGTCGCGGCTCAGCAGTCTTAGTACGGTCTTTACCAGCGCACGGCTGTTGTCGTCAACGGCTAAGCTCTGTATGTACTGCTGCACCATTGCTATGCCGTCCTCTACGGTGTCACGGTAGCCGTCAACGGTGTTAACACCCAGCGTAATGCGCTTGTCACCCTTACTGTTGGTGAACGTGTGGCTTTTCTGCCCGTCAGTGGTCAGACCCATAACCTCTGCTTTCATCTTAAGCACCTCAGCAAAGTTGCCGTAAACGGTAGTCTTAACGGTCTTAATCTGTTCAGACAGGCTGCGAAGCTCTGGCAGTGCAGCGTCTATTTCTTCATCTACCAGCTTAGCGTAAGCCTCTCTGTTCTCCTTACGGCGTTTAGCCGCTGCCTCCTTAGCCTGTTGCTGCTTAAAGGCTTCAAACTGCTGCTGTTCCTCAGCAGTCATTGTTACTTGTTTTGTTTCCATTTTTGAATGTTGTTTAAAGGGTTATTAAATGTGGTTAAATGCTTTTTCTCTCAAAGGGCTTTTATTTCGCTTGTGGCGGCCTTAATGTCACCCAGCAGACAGTAACCCAGACTCTTTAGTAAAATGCCCGTAGCAAGCACGATAATGCCTATAAAGATAAAAGGCGACACCAGCACTACGCGGCCTAAACTCTTGAAATACTCTTTTACTTTCATACTCTTTTGTTTTTGGGGTTTATTACTCATGTTATCTATCACTTTGCCAAGTTTTGCAAACTCTTTGGCTGTTGGTTGTGTAGCTGCTGCCATACGCTTTGCAGCCTCACTAAGTTCTTTTATTGTTGCTTCCATACTCATGCCTCACCAGCTGACCCCATAAACGGGGGTATCTCTGACTGCGTAAGCAGCGGGTCTTTAGCCAGCTGTTCCACTGCCTCTGCGTCTTTCACTTTGTTGTTAAAGGTGGCTATCAGGTTACGCAGACGCTCGCGGGGTATCTTATTAAAGTCGTCATGCTGTGTGGCACGGCAGGCAATACCTTTGATAATAGCAGCGTTCTGGTACTTACCTGCTGCCTTAAGCCATGCGCCAATAGCAGCCATGCAACGCTTACGCAGCTTGTCTATATCCACGCCGTTCTTATCGTTCACCTGTGCAGACAGCTTAGCGCAAATGTCTATCAGGTCGTGCGTGTCAACGTCGCGGCTGCTCTCCACGCCGTAGCTGCTTACTATGGCCTTTTTCTCTTGCTCAGTCAGACCCAGCAGACCGCACAGCGTATGGTACTTTTTCAGCAGCCCCCTGTGGATTTCGTCCATTGTCTTGTTTTCCTTTGCCATTGCCTTAGTCCTTTGTCTCGTAAAACAACTGTATGCCGTTGCGCTGTGCCTCTTTGTACTCTCTCTGAGCACCTGCACTGTCGCGCCAATCGGTAAGCATGTAGATAGCATCGCACTTTTTCAGCTCTGCTATGTCAAGTGCCATAATCTCAGTGTAAAAGTCTGTGCCGTTGGCTTTGGCGTTGGCCTCTGCCAGCTCACCCAGACCGCTGGTCGTGGGGTTGAATGTCTCAAAGCCCCATTCTCTCAGGTAGGCTTCTGCCTTTGCGAATTTCTGACGGGTAGCCTCTGACAGCACGTCCTCGCCAATCTTACCAGAAATATATACTTTCATTGCCATTTCTTACTTAGTTATGTTTGCCCAATACTCAGCTGCGCCCTGTTCCCATATCACAAAGTCTGCGCCACCCTCTCCCTTGTCTGCCACCTCATAGCGGGTAGTAGTAAAGGCCTTGTAGCCCTCTACGCGCACCTTAACGTCAGCGTCATATCTGATGTTTTGCGCCAGCGTGCCTTTAGGCTCTCCCTTTTTCTCATGCGCTATGAATATAAACAGCTTATCGGGGAACTGCCCGCGCAGCTTCATGTAGTCGCTCATTTTAAAGCCCAGCCAATAGTGCAGGCTGTCTATTACCACAATGTCGGGGCTTTGCTTCTTTTTCAGGCGGGCTGTAAGCTCCTTTAGGCTCTCTTTATCCAGCAGGATAATGCGTGTGCCTACCTCTGCCATGTTGACGCGCTCCCAAGCCTTTTGCAGCGACAGCGACAAGCCTTGCTCCAGACTGTTGTATGCCACACGGCCAAAGCGTGTGAGATACTTGCACAGCTCCATTACAAACGTCGTCTTACCACAACCGCTGCCGCCGTATATCAGCCATGTGCCGCGCAGCTCAGGGCGGCCAAAGCTGGCCTTAAATGCCCCGTCAAACTCTGCCACGTTGAAGCGTGCCTGTAGTACGTTCTTGTTACTTATCGCTCTGGCCATTCCTTACAGCTCCTTAATATCTACCATACAATTGTACTCTTTCACGCACCAGCTCAGCCAATACAGGCCGCTGGCATTCCCGTTGGGTATCAGGTCAACCACAAAACAGACCATGCCCTGCGTCTTAGCGCGTCTTACCGTCATATCTACGGGGGCTTGTCTCCTTATCCATTCCTCCATAGCCCTGCCCGCGTCCGCTGGCTTCATGCCCAGCGTTATGCGGTGCTTTCTGTTCAGGTGCTTAAAGTCCATTACTGTGCCCCTCCTTTCTTAGCTGCCCACACAGCACGCTTAACCCTGCGCAGGTCGCTGTCTGCATCGGCTACAATGTTCTTAATGGTCTGGCTGTCTGTCACGCCGTTGGCCTTGCACACGGCTACGATGTCACCCTCATTGATAACGTCCAGCTTAATGAAGCGGCGACCAATGCGGCTGTGTATTTCCTCGTAACCCTTACGGCCAAAGCGCAGGCCTCTTTCAATGCGCTTTTGCAGGTAGTCAGTAGCACACAGCATGATACCGCACTGACCCTCCAGCTGATTGTACAGGCTAATGAAGAAATACAGCACGGGGTCTTTCAGCTTGTCTGCTTCGTCTAACACTATCAGGGGCGTGTCAACGGCTTGCAGACGCTCTACAATAGCCTCCATTTGCTCTGACGTGCTGCCTGCTATATCCATGCCTAAGCACTTCGACAGCTTACCAATGAAAGTGCGCATAGTCCAATACTCGCTACAGCACAGGTGGTAAACGTCTCTGTGGCCTGCTGTGTAGTTCTTAATGGCCTCAGTCTTACCACACCCTGCAAAGCCAATTACACCCAGCACAAGGCTTTCTTCCTGCGCCTGCGTCAGTAAGAACGTCATACGGTCGTAAGCACTTGTGCGGACTATTGCCCACTGTGTAGCGTCATGCCCCGTGCGGGCGGCTATGCTGCGCCACATGTCGTCGCTGATTGTTTCCCAGTCGTTAGCTAAAACCTTGCTGACGGTGGCACTGCTAATGCCCAGACTTTTGGCGGCTTTATTCTGGCTGCCCTTTTGGTCGCAGTAGTTCTTAAGGCGTGCTGCAATGGCCTGTTTCTCGTTGTTAGTCATATCCTTTTACGTGTTTTAATTGTTAATAATCGGTTGTTTAAAAAATACTGTAGTCCTCTGTGTCCGTAGGTGCTGCCCCCTGTGGTATCAGTGGCACATCTGTTGCCGCCTCTCCCGTTGCATTTCCTACGGGTCTGACCTCTACAGCCTCTATTTCGGCAGCTGTCAGACGGGCTTGTGCCTTTGGCAACTTGTGCTGCCCTCTGCTGTCACATATCAGCAGCCTGCGCAGCGTGTCAAGCTGTGGGTTACGCTCTGCCATGCCTATGAACGTCTCACCATATCTGCCCAGCTCATTGGTAACGTGCGCTTCCAGCTGCTTGTTAAAGCCTGCCACGCGTTCCAGCTGCTGAGCGTCACCCTCTTTGCGGTCTGCCAATGCCATAGGCTGCGTGTGCTTAGCTTCAAGCATGTAGCGCAGCGTGCCGTCTGCGTTGGTTGCCAATACGGTGGTCATATCCTCAGGGTCGTAGTGTATTGCCCACTTCTCGCCTGCGTGCTGCCTAAACGACAGGTCAAAGCTCTCATAGTCGCGCTTAATGCCCAGCAGCGTGGGGTGCAGTCCGCTACCCGTCAGGGCGTTGGTCTGCCCTGTCGTCTCTCCGAAATAGTACAGGTAGTTTTCTTTGCTCAGAGGCAGCACCTTGTCTGCCGTCAGCTTGCTGTAATACTCCATAAACTGCGCGTGCTTCTTAGCACGTTCGCGGGCAATAATTTCGTCTATCTGAGCACGCACGCCTGCTTCATCGGGGAATGAGTGGCGCAGCATGTTTAGTGCCTCACTGTTGGGCTGCTTCTTTGGGTCGCTCGTTATGCCGTAGCCTGACCAATTGTTACAACGCTTGCAATACTCGTTATTCAGGTAGCCAAAATAACGCTCTACAGGCTTTGCCTTAGCGTTCTTAACCCTTGCAGGGGTCAGGTGCTTGCTGATAGCCTCGTAACGCTCTGTCATGGCCTTAATAGCGTAGTGGTCGCATTGCAGCTGGTAGGCTTTCAGCATTTGACCCGTCAGCTCTCTGCCGTGCTGTGCTGCATTGCGCAGGGCGGCGGTAATCAGTTCGGGGGTCTCATGCGTGCCAATGGCATAGCCTATAGGGTAGTCACAGCACGGGTCGAGCACTACTTCAACCGTCAGCCTGTTGCTGTACGTAGTCACGTTGTGGCCTTTTCTGTCCGTAGCAGTCTGCTGGTAGAGTAATTCAACGTCCCAACCGTCAAGCGACCACATGAGGAAAGCAGCAGTAGGCCTTACGCGCTTTATCTGCATCGTCTTTTCATTCCTAAAGTTGGTTACACCCCTGCGGCCTGCTGCTGTCACTAAGTCCAGCTTCTCGCGCCATACGCCTACAGTGCTGGCAGCTATCGTTTCCCAGCCGTTAGTGTTGGCTACCACGTTGTAATACTCAGCTATCATGGCATTGTCAAGGTTGTTATGGTGAGACAGCAGCATGGCCATTGTAGCCTCTTGCTCAGCGTCAGCCACCTTTGCAGCGTTCTTATTCTGCCATTTCTTGCTGATAAAGCAAACGTAGCCCTGCGCCGTGTATTCGTTGAATTTCTGGTGCAGGCGGCGGTTATTCTGTGGCAGACTGTTTGGCCATGCGTCGCTGATACGCGGCAGGGCGGCTGCGGCCTTTGCCCAAAACTCACACAGCTTTATTTTCGCCTTGCTCTGACGTATGCGGTGACTGTTCGCACGCTCTATGCAGAGCTTAAAGGCGTTAAGTATAGCACAATTGTTGGCGTATTCCTGCTGTTTGTCTGTCGTCAGGTGTCTGCCGTCGCTCAATACGTAGTCTGCAAAGAACTGCATAGCTGCACCGTCTGGCTCTATGGCCTCTACAAAAGGCTTGCTGTCCGCTTTCTCCTGAGCGTCAGGGTAACGACGGTAAACCTCTGTGCGGTACTTCAATGGCAGACTGTCAACAGCAAACAGCGCGGGCGTGCCATAACAGCCACGGCGTACCTGTTGCAGCTGATTACGACGACGCAGGTTTGCCACCGTGTCATACGTCATAATACCACCACCTACAAGCTCATTGTGGCTAATGCAAAGCGTGTTTGCGTAATACTCCATACCTCTACCTCCTTAAAGAGCTGCTGCAAACTCCTGAATAGTGTACAACTGTGGAATACTTACATTGTCGTGCTCCTGCATCTTACGGCCAAAGCGGTCGTAAACGTCAGCGTGTCCGCTGTGCTTGTCTATCTCTATCAGAGCACCGTTGGCAAACCACTGACGCATGTAGCCGTTAGCGTCGTGTATGGTCTCACACTCAGGGGCAGTTATCAGGGTAGTGCCGCCGTTCTTAATGGCATAAACGCGTATGCGCTTGCTGCGCTCGCTGTTGTCTGTAAACGACAGAGCACGCCAAACGCTCATGCGGCTGCAATTAAACACCTTTTCAATGTTCTCGCGTACCTCTTTCGATACCTCAATCTGCTTTTTCATATCCTTTTACTCTTTAAATTGATTAGTCATTCTGTTGTTAGTATGGGCAGCGGTTGCCCGCTGCCGCTCTCTCTTATTTCAGGTTGTTTTTAATGTACTCGCGGTCGCGTTCCAACAGGGGCATGTCAGCAGCCAGCTTTCTACGTATCACCTCTGCATGGCCTACCATGTCAATGGCCTTAAGCAGCAGTTCTTCGTCGCCAAACTTCTGTGCGCGTTCCAGCAGAAAATCTACTAATTCCTCTTTTTCCTGCTGCATGTTCGCTATCACGATCGTTTTTCCCTCTACTACCTGCTCCTGTCTGCGAAGCTCGCGCCAGATGTTAGCAAGCAGCTTGCTTTCACCGTGACGTTTCCACTCCTTGCAGAACACGTCCTTATCCATACCGTCGCCAGCAGCCATATAAATGCTGTGTACGCTCTCAAACTCACATGCGCTGAGCTTTAAACCCGTGCGCTCTTCAAATTCTTTCTGTGTCATGTCCTTTTACATTTAATGTTAAACTTATGTTTATTTGTCTCTTTTTTCAGCTAAATTTCGTAACTTTGCCGCGCTGTTATTCGTAACAACGCTGCAAAGATAGTGATAATTTTCAACCCCACCAAATATTTTGGCGATAATTTTCAACCTTATGGCAAAAATTTTAGAAAACATAGTAAAAATTGCCGAATTAGAGGGCATAACCATAGGCGCATTAGAGCGGACTATAGGTGCAAGTAAAGGCGTAATTTCTCGCGCAGTCAGTAATGGCACAGACATTCAAGCAAAGTGGTTAGTCGCAATAGTTGAAAATTATCCCCTTTATTCAGCCGACTGGTTGCTGACAGGACGGGGTAATATGACTAAAGAGGCTGACGAAAAGCCCGCCATGAGCGACACGGGTACTGTTATGCAGCTGGTAGATACCATTAGGCAGCAGGCGCAGGAAATTGGCCAGCTCAAAGAGCGAATTGCCCAACTTGAATGCAGCGGGGGGCAAAGTGTCTCAGATGCAGACAGCGAGACAGTTGCCCATGCCGTATAAAGGTCATAAATATGGCAGACTTTATGCGTTTACAAAAAAAGTTGTAGCCTTTTCAGCCGTTAAACACCCGTTAAACGCCCTATTTATCGGGGTTTGCACTATATTTTACCCATGTCGTTTAATGGTAATTAAAGGGGTCGATTTTCAAAAAAAACGGGGGTTTTTGTGCTCATTTTGGGTAGTTAGGGGGTCTATTCGCGCTAAAAATGACCACCCAACTGACAACCCAACTGACCAACCAACCACGAAATTACACACAAAATGTACACAAACTCCGCACCTTTTCAGGGGGTACAGGGTACGGTTTTCGTACCTTTTCAGACCCTACCATTTAACACCTCTGTAAATGCCGTTAAACACCCGTTAAACGCACCAGCTCAGGGCGGTTTCCCTGCCCGTTCAGCCTACCCCTGCCGCTCTCACGATCGTTTTTTCCTGCCACCACACCAGCTATATGCCAAAAAGCCCTATTTAAAGCCATTCTGAGCCATTTACAGCTGCTGCCCCTATCATTTTCCTGACCCCACGAAAAAGGCCGCCACACAAACGCCTTACACGTCCATGCAGCAGCCTATGCCATTCAATCAAATTAAGCCCAGATTAAACCAGCTTAAACACCATTTAAAGCCCTATGCCCAGATTATTAAACCAAAATTCAACCAACTTAAACCTTTTGCACATTTCGTTTTAATCTCTCTTTCAACCCTCAATCCCTCGCAATCCCTTTATTTATCGGGGTTTCAGCTATCCTAACCCTCTCTATCCTATTGTACATTTCGTTTTAGTGCCCATACTTCTGCTGCATGGTGCCGATAATTGCGACGT